CATTCTCACATGCTTATTAAAATCTCCGTTTTTACAGATATCGTAGTAAGCATATCGCATGACAATTGAATTATACATAGAATTCATCACAGCTGTCAAGGGATTACCACTAGGTTGGCCATGATTTAATTTATACACATGATTTTTACATACATGAATCGAATTAATTGTGGCTTCCCAAAGTGCACGACGAACATTCCTATCTTCAACCTTGTAATCATCTTGGACTTCATAAAAAGATTCTATTACATCCAAGATTGACCACAAGATATCGATATGAAGTGTTCCGTCAAAATTAGAAAAATCACCAGCTATTATATTGTTTCCATAATCAAGCAGATAATGTGCTAATTTATCCCATTCTAACGATTGAGCTCGAATTCCAACGCATGACTCACTGTCAATACGATTTTCCATAAGTTGAGCAGTAAAGCTTAGAAAATATTTACGAAACGTCACCACGTAATCAATTGGAGCCATTGCAAAAACACGCGTTTTCTTAATAGCCACCTTTGCCACGGGTAGTGTTTCGTCCTTCAACGTATCAGCAAACATATAAGGAATCACTTTTCCATCTTCCATTTGTCTGATATCATCATCAATTTTACTTTTCAACTCTTTTCCTTTCAACGTGTCGAATTTCCATTCATCTTTTCCAAACCATTCTTGTTTTCCTTTGCCTTTAGTTGTCAGAGCGTATGGATATCCAGCTGAAGTAGATCTATTAATGCCAGAAATATAATTACTGTCATTACCTTGCACTGCTTCTTCAAATGATAACACCTTCATATTTGAGAATGAACATTCAGCCAACTTCTGTTTATAACTCAGAAGAGCTTTATTAAGAATGTCATCATCAATGAGTGGTGTATCCTTGAATTGTTTTTGAATACCTTTACCCATAGGAGAATCTAATTCCAACCGAGAATCAATATAACTAGGAGCCACTCCTGTATCGATAATCTCCTCAAAAATTGGTGTCTTGATAATTTTACTTCCTACATTTAAATAATTAGGATTATCAGTTTCACCTTCATAAGAGACGTTACCATTTTCAAGGATAACAGGTGCTGACTGTGATTTAGCTACGATTTCTGGAGCATTAGAATTTCCCATCCAGGCAAAATCTTCATATACCATAGGAACTGCACAGCCTCCTCCAGGTAAACCTGCAAAATGAAAACCTACAAGTTTGCGTGAAATCAAATTAGAATCTAGAAAATATAATCCTCCACATTCACCAGGTGCTGAACTAATATTAGTCAAAAAAGCTCGACTTCTATAAATAGTTTTATCACCAGGTACAGAGAACTGTTGTGTCTCTATCTTCTCTAGATTACCAAACTTTGCGTGCCATTCATTTTTACCAGGGACCATGAGAGCACACCGAGTGCCAATTAGGCAGGAAATCTCATCTTTATTCACTAAGTAGGGCAAGATAGAGCTGTACATAGGTACTTTTCTACCAAACTCTACAATAGTAATGTCGGTTACGATTTCCTCCCGCATATGTTCTCGGGCAGTCGCTACAATTGAATCCCAATTCATGAAAATACCTTCTTCTACATATGGTCTATGCAATTTCACTGTCAGTCCTTTATGATCAATCAATCTCATATAATGAGAATTGATTGCTGCATATCGATCCTGCACAAAAACAACATTAACCTTTGGTAGATCAAGTTCTTTTCCTTCATAATAAAAAGTCAGTTGCATTTGGTTCTTCTTAATGCGTTGCACTATTTGTTCAGTGTTTTCAGAACACCAAGATTGTGCAATGCACTGTGTTGAACTTTCAGCTATAACTTTAGGGATCGTGTCCTTTGGTTTTCCAGATTCAGCTTTCAATCGTGGGGCAAAGTCCTTGGGTTTTCCTGATTCTGCCTTGACCCTTGGATTATTTTCTTTAGTCTTGCCTGATTCTGCTTTGACTTTAGGTCCATTCTCCTTGGTCTTCCCTGATTCCGCTTGATAGGTCTTAGAACCATGGATCATTTGATAAATACCATAGCCAATGAAAAGTCCTGCGCCAAGAGTCAAATAGAGTGTATAATTCGAAAATTTACCAAGTTGAGTAGTGATCCATTCCTTGCACTCAAGGAATTTTTCTTTCATATAACTTGGAATATGGAAAATATAATCTCCTTTAACCATGGCTTGGGTTACTTCTGCTGTGCGATTATATGCCAGCATAAGCATCTCTTGAGCTGTTTCACGATATGATGGTTTATACAATTGAACTTCTTGTTCCACTTCCAGTTGTGCTATGTCTCTAGACACGGTTGCTGCAATGGGTCCACTTTCAGCCTGAGCATTAGTAAGATAGTTTCTTGCGAAACTAGCCAAATCTGCTGTGTTTGCTTGAAAGCGTTTCTCCTTCACAGTCAACTTAGTTTTGAGAATAGACACAAGACCTGCAAAATCAATGGGATGTTGTCCAATATTGCCAGTAGCTGGGTCCCATGAGTAGAACTCGTAAACCGACAAATCAATAACACCAGTTTTATACTGAGGCAGTAAGCGGCCATGAGCATCACTCAACTCTTTCTTAACCTTAACCCAAAAGGGCATATCAATACGTCTGATAACTGCATCTACACAGTTGATAGATCCGGCCAAGAGGGTGTTGAGATTAGTTGTAGCCACTACTACTCGGGATTTAAACGTGGTGCAATCTTTTTGTTCAATTCCTGCCATATGCAATGAATATGGAAAGGTATTGGACATTCGGACCAACTCCATAAATTCAAAATTAGGATTTGAAGCTGAATCTCGAATTTGTCCAAAATCATCTACGAAAACACAAGATTGATCTTTATAACCCTCCCAAAATTCCTGTTCAATCATACGAGCATAAATACATTTACTAATTTTCTCATGAATTTCAGCATCAGTCATGTCTGCTGTGATGTTTCCGAGTTCAGACATCACTACTGCACCTAAGTGATACAGTAGTGAAGATTTTCCAACTCCAGAA